AAAGCAAGAGAAGCGAGCGGCGATAGAGTCGTTTTGGGTAAAGCGGCAGGATGCGGATAAAGAAGAGCGGGAGCGGGTGACGCTAGGGAAGTATTATCCAGCATTTGCGCCGGGGTGCTGGAAAACAAAAATTGCGAGTGATTGGTATGACGATGATCGATGGGAGAAAGTCGCAGAGAATTATTCAGCTGATCGCCGCTTAACCGGCCAATTTTTGTGGAATCGCGGCTTGGTAAATGAAGAGTATTATGGAGCTGGCCGATTTTCGTCATGGTACAAAAGCGCTGAAGAACAAGAAGTAACCAATGCGGAAGCAAATCGAGCAGCTAAAATTTATAAACGCAGAAAAAACCCGTGTATGACAACGATATTTGATCCTGCTTTGAGGTGGTAAAATTGAGCAATAAACGAGTCGATGCAAATCAAACTGAGTTAGTCGCGCTATACCGTAAGCTGGGGTGCAGTGTTGTATCGCTTGCGCCGGTTGGTGCAGGGGTGCCAGATTTGTTGATCGGCTGTAACGCGATAACCGATCTAGCCGAAGTAAAAGACGGCAACAAGCCGCCAAGCGCTCAGAAGCTCACGCCAGATCAAGTCCGATGGCATGAGAAATGGGAGGGATCAGTGAGAGTAATTAATTGCCCAGAAGACGTTATTCAGCACGTCGCGCAGCTTAAAGGGCAACGGCGGATTTCCGGTAGCTAAAATCATCGAAGAAAAAAGGACAGTAATCATGGACTCATTTATAGAATGTATTACAAACAATACGGTTAGCCGCTTGGAATGGATCGCAGACAATCAAGAAGCATATGCATACGGCTGTGAGGAAGGGCAAAGCTATGCCGTCAAGGAAATAAAAGGGAATGTTATTTTGCTTTTGGCTATCGAGGAAGCGATAGCGACTGCTTTATCAAATAGAAAACAAGATCCAACCAATAGGTTTGTTGTTGAGATTCTGGAAAACGCGCTCGAAAAACATCAGGCGCTATTTAATGGCTAAGATCATCATCGAGCTGGATACGAACGATGATCGGAAACTCATCGAACTCATCGAGAAACTAATTGAGTTATTAGAAAAAGTGGAACAGGCCGATCAGTAAATCAACCTGTTCCTATGTCTCGGGCTACAACAAACGAGACATAACACCATCCTTGGGAGCAAGGAGGGGATCGGGTGTGATACGATTCTGCGCTCTGTACAAAATTAATACAAGGGGAGAATAAGAGGGTGTTATTCCTCCCCTAGATCAAAGGACGCATATTATGTTGCCGATCATTAGCACTTTAATGCCCATCGTCACTGACGTGATCGGGAGATTCCTACCAGAAAATCCACAGAAACGGGCAGAGGCAGAGCGCGAAATTACAGCCGCGCTAACCGAGCACCTGGCTAAAATCGACTTGGCGCAGCTAGAAGTAAACAAAGTCGAAGCAGCCTCAAGGAGCGTATTCGTAGCCGGCTGGCGCCCATTCATCGGCTGGACATGCGGCGCAGCGCTGGCGTACACCTACGTCGTGCAGCCCCTGATGATATTTATCATGGCGCAAACTGGGCATTTAGTTGAGATGCCCACTTTAGATATCGCGGGGCTTATGCCGGTGTTGATGGGGATCTTAGGACTTGGCGGAATGCGTAGCTACGAGAAGATAAAAGGCGTGGCTAAATAGTTCCGGCGTTAAATAGGCCAAAAAGGCGGTATTTACCGCCGTGACATTTAATGATCCGTTAGATTGCTGGCGATACGTCGCGCCCAGCCTCGCCCGAACTGATCCCAATTCTTCAAATCCGTCATATGCTTGAGCCGTTGCCCGAGGAAATTGGCAGCGTTTTTGTGCGGAGTTGTAGATTTGACGGCTACCATAGTGACAGGCCCGATAACACCGTCGTCACGCACTCCCACAGCCCGCTGAAGCCATTTAATCGATTGAGCGACACCAGAATTCACAGCGGCATCGAACAGCGGGAAACGCAATTCTGCGGGCAGCTCGTCAGCCCGTACCCGATCCCAGTAATCCTCTCGATAAATCGCTTTAGCGTCATCGAGCGTTAATGCTGCAATGTTTACGTCTGGATATGCCCGCTTGCTAATGCCGTACTTTGTTTCGCCGCCAGGATCATTTGGATGATCGACATGGCCCCCTTCATGCCCTATCAAAATATCGAACGCCTCATCGAAATCCATCAGAGCGGTTTGCCGGTTTTAAGCATGACAAGCGCAAAGACAAAAACGACGCCGACGATAAATAGGGTTTTCTTCACAACCGAGCGGCCTACTTCAACCAGGACTAGATCAAGCGCTCGTCTGGCGGCACGCTCCGCGATCATATCGATATCATCTGTCGTTAAAACACGACTTTCTTTGTTATCGTTGATATCCATTCTAATGTTCCACGTGAAACCGTCTTGCTAAATGACGCCTTTCTCTTTCAGGAAAAAACCAACCACGCCGCCGACAATGCCTAGCAGAATCAGCCAATTCTGCCCTGTCAGCATGCCTATCCCCATAATGACGGCTCCGGCTCCGGCGTAGCTTGACGGCTCTTTGAATCGATCAATGATCCAATTAATTGCTTTCATTTCGGGATCCTTGATTTAATTTCAGTCTGCCAATCAACCCAAGTCGTCGTGTCATTTTTGGCGTCATCGTACTGCATTCCAAACTGCTCGCCCATGCTCTTGCGATTGTACTCATCGGCGCGACGTTCTTTATATGTTTTTGTGGGGGCGACGTAAGAAGCAGGGGTGTTACCATCGTCCAGCCATTCAGCTACTTCGGGATCTTCAACACTAATACTAGCTCGTCCGTCTGCCGATGCAATAACGAGATTATCGGCACTAGTGTATTTCCAGCCTGAAAAATCTCTCATAGCTCTGCTCCTGTAAATAAAATCTGCGCAGCCCCCGTATTGCCCCACATTAATCCGGGCCGTGTTGCCGTCAAGCCGCCAGAAGATGAAGTAACAATTACGAATCCGCTGTTCAAACCCGCAGACGAAAAGGCAACACCAGTAACTACTTGGTTTGTCGATAATGTATCTCCGCAGTTAAAGTGAGACACGTCAGCTACAGAAACCCCTGTCGGAGCTATGCGAGTGTGGACTGGAAAGTTCCAAATAGCATAAATCACCGTAGTGCTTGCAATACTTCCCCATGACGAATAATTAGTCGTCCCATTGAATGCCGGTAGATATCTCTGGCACTTAGCCAACGTCTGTGAATACGTTTCGTACTCTAACGGTGTTGCCACGGTTCCTACCTCAAGCTGCACATCAGTGATGCGAAAGTAGTTAGACACGCTGTCCATGTCGTTTACTTGGTTCGAGGTGCATAGTAAGTTACCCGCTTGCCAAGTGTCGGCGGAACCTTGGAAAGTACTTCCGCCACCAGCGCAAAAGAACACTTTTAGTCCAATTCCATTGGTTGCCCCAATCCACGTGCCGCTGGTGTCTAGCGTTACTGTCTCGGAGTGGGTTTCTTCGGTGTTGGAGACACTTTGTGTGTATTCAAAAATATAATTCCTATTTGCTGCGCCGTTGACGAAAGAGACGCAGTGAATTCCTGTCTTGGTATGTTTGTGTTTAAACGAAATGGTAATAGTTTTAGCACTGGCTGTGCCAATTAGAAGATCGGATGTGTTAAATCCTTCAATACTTTGCTGCAAAAAATATAAATCTCCCGCTGCTATTGAGGAATCTACGGTGGTAACATCAACTTCCAGATACCCCGAGACTGTGTTTCCGTTGACAACCGCCGCTCCAATATCTCCAAAAACCCACCGATCAGAAAAGAATCCATTCAATCCAGTCTGCGCCCCACGTTGATTAATAACACCGGATGGGTTATCGATACGATTTTTGCCTTCGAAGTGCGAGGGGGCAACGCCTCCGTTAATCGCATCAGTCCATACACCCGCCCATCGAACTGTGCTTGAGCCAAGGCTGTCAGTTGAATCCGTGTCTGAGAGTACATTCCCGCCGTGAGTGGTGACGCCGGAAACATCTAAGGTTGCATTTATATCAACAGCGGTTGCATTTAATTCAATTTCATCTGTGGCATTAATATCTAAAACAGTGGCCGTCGGCGCATTGATATATTGCGATGCGTCGTTAAATTGGAGCTGGCGGGTGCTGT